TCCAGCAGAGCCAACCTGCGTGACAACATACACGCCGTTATTTGCGCCAGCCACTTCGTTCTTGACCAGAATGCGCTCTGCAACAACGGTAAGTGTTGAGTCCACAGACAGAGCACCGTTGGCGTTTGCTGTAAGCGTTGCCCCTACCCCGGATGTTCCGTTGTTGTACGTATTAGCTGGTAGTGCTGTAGTAGTTGCCAAAGCAACAGCTTCATGGAAGTGAATACCGGATGCAATAGCGTCGGCGTACTGCTTGTTAACAATGTCTGTATTGCTAGTTGGAAGGGTACTAATTGTGCCCGTAGTCAGCGCCGCAGACGTAGCTGTGATTGCGCCAAATGCGGTTTGAACTACTTGCGTCCCCGCTTCGTTTTGATACGCCGACCGTGAGGATGGATACGTACAAAACACATCTACTGTGCCTGTAAAGTTAACCAGAGCACCAGCGTTAGAAGAAGACAACGGTGTGGCGTTACGGGTTAGTGTTGTACCTGAAGCTGTGTACGTACCATAGTTAACTTCCCACGCGCCTGAAGCCGCATCCACAATAGCAAAATACGTTGTATTACCATCACCAACTGCGGAAAATGATTGAAAGCCTGCGGTTGTAGTTAACAGCGTAATTGTGCCTGTACCGGGATTGGACGCGGTTTGTTTGACCCGATCTTTTAATACTAAAGCCATAATAAATCCTTAAGTCGGTATATTTTGCCAATTTGGGTCAGGAGGCGTTTGATCTGTTGGGATTGTGCCCCACACCAAGACATTACCTACAGAAACGGTAAGCTGTAAACCTGCTGGGTACACATTTGCAATTTTTAGTTTGTCGTACGCATCAAGACCTGAAGCCAACTCAGCCACAGAAGCTCTGACAGATGTTGTAGCAGTAGCCACCGCATTGCCGGTAGCAGATTCAGAAACAGAAACAGAAACCAACAAACCACCAGCAAAAGCATCAGAGCCTGTAGCAATTTCTGCAATAGCCGCTAACAAGTTTGCAATAGCTGAAGACGCATCTGTTGCTGTGGCTGACTCTGCTTGAGATGCCAAGAACGTGGATGGCGCTGCTGCTGCAGCATCGGTTCCTGTGGCTGTTTCTGCCTGCGTTGCTAAGAAATTAGACGGTGCGGCTGCTACTACATCTGTAGTTGCGGCGGTTTCAGCACGAACCGCAGTCATGATGTTGTTTAAACTAACAAACGTTGCTAAAGCCGCCGCAGCTTCTTGTATAAGAGCGCCTGCGCGAGTCTCTTGAGCAACAGAATCGGCAGCCGTAGCTGCCTCACTTACAGACGACAACACTGTAGCCCCGCCTAGAGCGGCGAAGGGTGCTTGGGCAAATGCGACATCTCCAAACACCGAGCTACCTTATTAGGCTGCGTCAAGAGAGAACGTGTAAGTTACGTTCAATGTATCGCCAGAGTCAACAGTTTTATCACCGCCGGTAAAGTCACCAGCAGAAAACAATACGCCTGAAGTGCCGGTAGCTGCTGTAGTTAAAAACGCACCAGCAACCACTGTAGCGTTAACCAACATAGGGAATGCAGATGGGGCAACAGAGTTGCTAACCACTGAAGGATCAGCCAATGTAGGAGAAGCTGCGTTAAAAGTCACAGCAATACGATTGCCTGTGTAAGCTGTGCCGGGAACCAATTCTGTCCAACCAGCATGTGAAGCCAGAGTATCAGCAGCGGCGTATGTTGTGCCTGAACCGGGGCCTTGGACTAAACCCAAGAACCAACCGGCTGTGTAACCAGAGCCTTTGAAGTACTTGCTATTCATGTCCTGCAAACCTTCGTTCACAACCAAGTTGTGGAAGGTGTCAGACCACTTCTCAACGCCATCAGCGCCTACGCAAGTAACCGTGTAAATACCACCAGCACCTACGCGCTCAGTGGAACCTTTGTTTGCAGTCAAGCTTGCTGACACAAGGTCTTGGGCTTTTGATGTTTCTGTACTCATGATAAGTCCTTAAGATATGCGCACGATGGCGCTGTTCGCATCGGCAGTTGGGAAAATGATTTGGAAAGTGTCGTTGACTACTGTTTTATCAGCACCAAAATCCAACACGGCGATGGATTTGTTACCCTGCGTTGAGTTATAAATTAACGCACCACGGGCAGTAAATGAGGCGCTAGTCCAGCTTGTGTTGTTGAACGAAACAAAAGCTGTAGGTACTGCGCTTTGGTTATTGCCTGACGTAGGGAATTGACTGATAACTAGCGTATTGCCGCCGGTTGTATACCCGCTGCCGTTTGCTACTTCGCCGGTCATACCACCCGCGTAAACGGTAGTGCTTGCGCTTAGATCTGCTGCCGCTGTAAACAGTGCAACCTTGAATGTGTTTGGGCTTGTAGGGCCAAAGTTGTGAACAGCTTGGAGAAGCTCGACCTTGCAACTTGTGGTTACTGTTTGAAGAATGCTCATGATACTTGTACCCTAACTTGACCGTCGCGGTAAGCGTCAGCCCGTTGTTTGCCGTCACCCAAGTTCTTCAGCAGGGCAATGGCCTGCACGTAACGATCTTGAGCTAATTTCATCATATCGGCCTCTTGACGCATATAAACAAATGCTTCACAGATTGTCCCATATAACAGCGTGGAATCAAAGTTATCTCCAAGCCAAGTTGTACCAGCGGTAACAATAGACTCAGGGTAGTAGTAATAATGCAACTCAGCCATGTATGCCAAGTTAGGTGTCGGGCCAACAATGAACGTCAATTCATTTACGTCTGCTGACTGAGGGCCAAAGATGCCGTAATGTTTTGGCTCACCACGGGTTGCAGTCTGTGGATATGCTTCACGAATGAAGTTCACATCTTTGTTCAACAGGAACAAGAAGTCACCTTGAAAGATGATAGTACCCGAGACAGTACCGGTGCTTGCTTGCGTCAAATAAACCGTAGTTCCGGTCACTGCGCGAACATAAGTCCCAGACGGAATGTTTGCGTTAGCTACAGACTGCCCTATGGCGATGCCTGTTGCATCCGCTACAACAACCGTAAAAGCACCGGAAGTGCCTGTGGCTGTGGTAGTGATGACGGGATAGATTGATAAGCTGTACGGCGACAGGAAGTCATATGGACAAGCCAAGTACTTATTGCCAATATTCAGTGAGCCTGTCACGTTCTTTCTCAAGTTGGCAATCTGCACCGTGTTATAGATGCGCTGCTCCGCCTGACGGATAAATGTATCCATGTCAGTCGTTGGGAAAGTGTTCTCGCAGTAATCAGTTACTGCAATGACAAGCTGGCTGTAATTCATGCCATCGGGCCTCTAGACATAAAGCCTTTGGTAGCTGCACCTGCACCACGCATTTTTATACCAGACGTTTTAGCGGCTGGTTGTGAACGGCGATACACGTTGCCTACAGCCATATTGACTGTGCCAGCATCACTGTGGTCAGGGCCAGAGCCGGGATTGTCAGTAGCCTTAACAACTTTGCCCGTCATAGTATGGGGCGTAGCGTAGACTTTGGCATCGCCAACTTCTTTGCCCATCATCTTTTTGCTAAATGTAGCCATGATTAACCTCGTTTCTGTGCGGCAATTTTTGCCAAGTTACGACCCATAGTCTTCATATCAGAGTTGGTTTTACCCTTACCCTTGCCTTTGCCGCCCATCATTTCTTTTTGGGAAGGGCCGCTGGTAGGGAAAACTTGAACATCAGTTTTACCCTTTTTTGCGATGCCATCGGCTGATTTTGTGTATGCCATATTAAGCTCCTATCTGTATCGTTACTGTACCAACTTGTGCAGCTAATGCCAAGTAGTTTGGCGTTAAAGCTGAATCAAAAAACCTAGATCCGCCAACCGGATTCCATCCCCACTGAATATCCCGCGAACCACCTCCGGTGAACCCGTTAGCGTTTACACCAGAGGTTACATACGTTGTATCCCTACGTGGATTGCGTAGAGCTTGAGGATCGTCCACCGGGAACGTTCCCAGCATTAACTGCGGCTGGTCAGGATCCCAACATTCCGGACAGACCAACAGTTGATACTTACGCTGCTTAATGATCTCTGTCTTGAGCTTCTTAAGTTTAAACTGCTGTCCACAGCGATCACACATGGCAATCGCTATTTTGCCGGATGCAAACCTATTCCCCATTACGTACCACCAATAAATTGCTGGCGCGGCACAAATCTAACCGCAGCCTTCTCTCGGTCTTCACCGGCTGCAATCTCAAATGTTTCGTCGT